CATTTATGGTGAAAGTGTAGAAAAACCACGATATACTCCAGTGAAGGTAAATGCTATTGTCAAGTATGATAAGAATACATTAGAACGTAGTGAAGGGTTTGGAGTCAATCAAGACCAACAAACTGAATTTAGATTCGCTCGTCGTATGTTACAAGATGTAAACACATATCCAGAAATTGGTGATATCATTGGATATAATAATCACTACTACGAAGTACACAATATCACAGAAACACAACTTATCGCAGGTAAGCCAGGGTTTAATACCGCAATCATTTGTATGGCACACTTAACACGCCGTACAAGTATTGATATCGAAGAGGCACCAGTATGACTTTCGACCCAGAGTTAAAAGAACCTGTAAAAATAGTTAACGATAATCAACAAACTCCGCCAAGACTTCAAAATAGAGCTGATGATACTCAGTCAAATGGAACATCGGTTAAGGTCACACTATACACCGTTGATAATGCTATTTTGAAGTATATGTCCGACCGTATCAAGCCCATCATAACCCAACAAGGTACGCAGATTCGGGTACCCGTATTATACGGAGATCCTGAACGTTGGAAGAGTGTGCAACGGGATGGAATTATGCGCGATTCTATTGGAAAGATACAACTTCCAATGTTAATGATTCGCCGGACGGGGATGAAAAAGACTCTAATTAATTCTGCAGTTAACAAGTATTATGACCGTACATTTTATACTGGATGGAATCGTCGTACTCCATATGACCAATTTAGTGTAATTAATGGCATCACACCAAGTAGAGAATATTTCAACACCACAGCCGCTCCTGATTATTACGAAATAACTTATAGGGGCATGGTCTGGACAGAATATATGGAACAGATGAACGCTGTTGTTGAAAACTTGTCGTTCGAAAGTGACGAATTCTGGGGCGAACGAAACAATTATAAATTCCGTACTATTATCAAGGGATTTGAAACTATTGGAGAATTACCAAATACATCAGACCGTGTAGTACGAACTCAATTCGATATGACGGTACACGCATACTTGTTACCAGAAACCCAGTTAGATTCTGGACTCAATAAGTCTCTCGTCACCAAGCGTAGATACGGGGTCAAAAAAGTGGTCACTTTTACCGAAATAGAAAGTGAATAATTGATGTTTAGGTAAAAAAACAGATATTTATAATACGAGTTGTATTATACACAAAAGAGGTTATTATGTCTGTTCTAGAGGCACAAGATTTTAAAGAAGTAAGCGATTTACGTGGTAAATTGTCAACGGTGGTCAATGAAGTAGGTCAGTATCAATTACAGATTGAATTACTAAAGTTAGACATCACAGACCTGCAGAAAAAGATTTCCGAACAATCTTCTTTATTTAAAACTTTATTAGAAAAAGAAGAAGAGCTAATTAAACGGTTATCGGAGAAGTATGGCGCCGGGTCAATCAATTTTGAAACCGGCGAATTCACACCAGAGAAATAACAAATTTAGTTTGGAGAATACCGTATGGCAGAACGTATCGTGTCACCAGGCGTTTTTACGCAAGAACGTGACCTCTCTTTCCTCCCACAAGGAATAGCTTCTATCGGAGCAGCTTTTGTGGGTCCAACCGCAAAAGGACCAGCATTTATTCCTACATCAGTAGAAGGTATTGATGGGTTTGTCACTACGTTCGGTGAACCTACTGATACTTCTTATGTCGGATATGCAACCCAGAATTATCTACAAGAAGCAGGTAGTGCAACAGTAGTTCGCGTCCTTGGTTTAGGAGGCTACAGTACTACTGTCGCAACTATCTTTGCAACCGGCTCAGCAGGAAGTCGAGTGTTTGCAATTCTTCACGCTAACTCAGGAAGTAGTATTACTAACGCTTCACTCACCACACCAGAAAATACTTCAAGTTTTGGTTTAGTTGTCAGTAGTTCTGTAACCAATACTTCACTCACTGGTGTAAGTGGTGTCGAAGGTTCAGCTGGGTTTATCAGTAATCTTCTTGGAACAAATCCAGTTGCAAGTGCAAACTATTCAGCATATGTTTACGCTGTGTTCCCAGACGCATTAACTCAAGCGGGAAGTAATGTTACAATGTCAATTGCAACATCAAGTCTTGACTTAACTACTCAATACGATAACGCAAATACTCCTTGGATTCGCTCACAACCAATCGCAGGAACCAAGTATAATTTGTTCAAGGTCCACACATTAAGTGATGGTACCGTATCAAACTCTGAACTTAAGATTTCAATCACTGGTATCTCACCAAGCACAGACCCAGATAGTGAATTTGGTAGTTTCTCACTATTAGTACGTGATTTCAACGATACCGATACTTCACTCAATGTTCTTGAACAATTTGATAACTTAACACTTGACCCAAACAGTGCAAACTATATCGCACGTAGAATTGGTAACAGTGCACCAACATACAACTCAGCAACCGGCGAAACTTACTACGAAGGTGATTTCCAAAACAATTCTAAGTATATTCGAATTGAAATGAGTGAAGATGTTGTTCCAGAAAATGCAGTTCCATACGGATTCGCAGCATTGAATTCAGTATTCTCATCAACTTCTGGTCAAGTCGCAAGTGGTTCATACGTAACAAGTCGTTGGTTAAGTGGAAGTGTTGCTGGTTGGAATAACCAAGCAGTTGACAAGAGATACTACTACGGATATAACCTTGACAATACCACCAGTCTTTCATACCTTGCTCCAATCGTAGGAAGCAATGTAGTTGGCAGTGAATTCAATATCAGTGGTTCAGTAGGGTCTGGTGAAGTCAATGGTACTGATATCTCACTCACTAACCGTGACCACGCTTCATACCGTAAGTTCACTGTTCCATTCCAAGGTGGATTTGATGGATTCAATCCAGCACGTATCGTACGCATGGGGTCAGGAATCATTCCTACCAATACACAAGGGTTTGACCTTTCAAATGCAGCAGCATCTGGTTCAGTTGAATACAAGAGAGCACTTACTGCTCTAAGTAATCCAGATAATGTTGACCTCAATCTCTTAGTACTTCCAGGCGTTATTTATTCACAACACAGTTATATCGCACAATCAGCAATTGACCTTTGTGAACAACGTGGTGATTGCTTCTACATCGTTGACCTTGACACACAAGCAGCAACAATTAGTTCAGTAACCAATCAAGCAGAAAGTCTTGATACAAATTACGCCGCAGCATACTATCCTTGGGTTCGTATCGTAGATACTAACACTAACAAAGTCATCTGGGCACCACCTTCAGTAGTACTTCCAGAAGTATACGCATACAGTGACAATGTTGGAGCAGAATGGTTCGCACCAGCAGGGTTAAACCGTGGTGGAATTCCAGGTGCAGTTGGTGTTAAGACCAGACTCACCCAAGCACAACGTGATGAATTATACGAATCAAAGGTCAACCCAATCGCACAATTCCCAGGACAAGGTATCTGTGTATGGGGACAAAAGACCTTACAACGTAGAGCATCGGCACTTGACCGTGTAAACGTTCGTCGTCTTCTCATCACTGTTAAGAAGTATATCGCAAGTTCAGCACGCTTCTTGGTATTCGAACAAAATACCGAAACCACCCGTAACCGCTTCTTGAACATTGTCAATCCATACCTTGCAGGTATCCAACAACGTTCTGGTTTGACCGCATTCCGTGTGGTTATGGACGAAACCAATAATACTCCAGATATTATTGACCGCAACATCTTGGCTGGTGCAATCTATCTCCAACCAACCCGTACCGCAGAATTCATCAAGTTGGATTTCAACATTCTCCCAACTGGTGCAACCTTCGATACAATCTAATCAGTTTTTTCAATAACCACTATTTATTTAAAGTACCAATCTATATTTGGAGAGCCATATGGCAAATTTGGTCAGTGAACAAGAACTATTTTTCACCGCTTTTGAACCAAAAACTCAAAATCGGTATATTATGACACTTGACGGTATTCCATCATACCTAATTAAGAAAATAGACCGCCCAACCATTACCCAAGAAAAGAAGCGCTTGGACCATATCAATGTTCAACGTTATGTCAAGGGTAAGACTGTATGGGACGAAATGACAATGGAATTGTTCGACCCAATCGTTCCATCTGGCGCACAAGCAGTAATGGAATGGGTTCGTCTTCACCACGAATCAGTCACCGGTCGTGATGGATACGCAGAATTCTACAAGAAGGACATTAT